GAAGCCTGTAAATTACCATCCCATAATGTATTTCCATTACCATCATATGAAAATGATAATCCCTCATTGGCTAAAGGTAATTCAGTTCCTCCAGTTGCTGATCCTGATGGATCATCCCATATTTCTACACGATAAACTGTACCGGATAATGTGTTTATAAATCCGTAATATTGTCTTGCCATATATTAACCTCGTTTTGAGTCTTGATTATATCTATTTAATACTATTGCCAAATCTCTTCCACTTACTCTTGTTTCCGCTATATAACCATCATTACCATTACCACCAATATTTAGCATATTTTTCAATTTATCTAATGGTGCAATAACCTCCGGATTGGTAGATGCTCCAGGATATTCCCCAACCAAACCTAATGTTGGTCCTGATACAATACCTCCATTAGCAAATGCAACTCCTTCAGTTAATGTTGCTTTTACTATAGTACCTAATGCTACTGCTGCTGCACCGGCAGCTAATGCTGCTACTGGATTTGCAATTAATAAATCTTGAAATGCTTTTGTTGCTACTGCAGCTGCCACTAATCCACTTCCTAATTTTATTAAGAAATCACCAATAGCCATTAACATACTATCAAATGTTTGGGTTAAATTATCTTTACTTTGTTCTGCAATTTGCTCTTGATTTTGTAAATATTGCTGACGAGCTTGTAATATTTCTAATTCACTTGAACGTGCATCATTCATTATTTGCTCAAGTTCCTTTTGACGCATTTTCAAAATTTCTAATGAAATTTGAGCAGCCTCATCTGTACCTTGCATTGCTCTCATTAATGACTCTTGCAATCCTTGACCAATATCTGTTAACAATGAATTAAACGCACTTCTTATTGCTTTTGCAGCATCCTTTATAAGTTTAATTTGGACTTTTGTAAGTTCTTTACCTCCCTCTTCCCGAATTTTTGCTTGTAAATCCGCAATTTGTTGTTCTATACCAGTAATTTCTTCACCAAAACCCTCTAATAATTCTTTACGTTTATTTAAAGAATCTAATTGAATTTTATTTAAACCATCTTGATATGTTTTATAATCAATTTTACCTTCATTATATTGTTTGGCTAAAACATCCTTTTCTTTTTCAAAAGCTCTTTCATAAACTTTTAAAGTTCCATCTTTTGCCTCTTCAATAGCCAACAAACGATTTTCCTCATCCTTAATTTGTTCTGCAATTGCTTTATCTCTTAAATTATTTAATCCATTTTCATATGATTTCTCATTTATTAATCGTTCATTATTTATTTTAGCTATTTGAGCATAATATGAATTTAAATCTGTTATTGACTTATCACTTGCATCTAATCTTTCTTTAGCAAATTCCTCTTGTACATCTAATAATCTTTTTTGAGTAATAAAATCAGAACGTAATCTTTCTTCATCTGTTTGCTTTAATGATTTATTTAAATCACCTTGTAGTTTTATTTCATCTAATACTAATTTTTCTTGAGATGATAATATATCTTCTGCTGATTTTATTTTTATTTTTTTATTTTTAGTATCTTCTTTATTTTGATCAGCAGTAATATTTAAAATTTCTTTTTGTAATTCTACATATCTATCAACAAGACTATTTAAATAATTTTGTTGAGTATTAGTTCCTCTAATAGCATCTTTTTGAGCAGACCAAAGTTCAAATGATAAATTACCACCTTTTGATAAATATTCATTATACTCTTGAAGTATAGGTATACCTTTATTCTTTAAATCTTCAATTGCTTTTTTCTTTTCTCCTTCTTTTATTAATCTTTCTTCTTCCTTTACAATAGTATTTTGTAAAGCAATTGCTTTAGCCCTTAATTGAATTAATTGAATTTGTTTACCAATAGCATCATTAATCTTATTTTCATTTAAAGCTTGATTTAATGTGTATCTATTTAATTCAGGTACTATTTTTGTTAATTCCTTATATGCTTGATTTTTTTGCTTTAATGAAGAATTACTATCTTTAATAACTGTTAATAAAGCACTACTTTCAGTTTTGAATTTAGCCAATTCTTGAGCTGATGTATCTGTTGCTTTTTTAAATTCCTCTAAAGTATCATTAATTAATTGTGTTTCTCTATTTACACTTGATATTTTTTTTCTAACCTTTTCCCAATTTTGTGTCAAGTATAATAATGAAACAAGTAAAGCACCAATACCTAAACCGGTTAATGTACTTTTTAAAACTGTCATAGCTTTTGTAGTACCAACTGTTACTGATGTCCATAATCCTTGAGCTTTTGTAGATAATCCAGTCAATAAAGCATTCTCTCTTAACCTTAAATTCTGAATTGCCACAACTGCGTTTAACGCAGCAACTGCAATACGAACGCCTTTCATTATTGGTTGTAATTTTTCATTACCATCTCCCAATAATAAAACTGCTCCAGTTACGGCAGTAGTTATTCTTGATAAAGATTCCATGGCAGAAGAATTATCTTCCGCAGCCAGTCTGGAGTTTGCTAAATTAGTTTTTTGATCTCTTAATTGTACATTTAATTCAGCTACATCTCTTGTATATCCTTGAACAGCATTTTTTGCTTTTTTAACTGCTTTTTGAGTAGCTTCAAATTCTTGAGTACCTTTTTTTTGTCCTCTTAATACCGCTTGTAATCTTTGTAATTCAGCTCTTGCTTCAATTAATCTATCTCTATTAGTTTGAATTAAATCATTTAATTCTGATATACTATTTCTATATGTTCCAGTAAAAGCATTATTTAAACTATCACTAATTTGCTTGGAAGAACTATCAATTTTATTGGCTGATGTTTGAGTTACTTTAACTGCATCATCTAACCCTTTCTTTAGCCCCGACATAGAGGCACTTATGCGTACTAAAAGATCTTTAATCATTATAATAATATTTTATTACTATCCTCTAATAGTAAATAACTACCGTCCTCAAGCAATAATAAATCATTCGTTATTGATGTATTGCTATACATAATTAAATAGTCTTGAGCAACCATAAACACTCCTTGTTCGTTTGCATTATCATCAGTTAGCGTTATCTCATTCTGAAATGCAATATTCTGCACTAAAACTGTATTAAATGTATTTGGAAGCGTGGCGTTCATTGAATCCCTAACTAAATCTGATAATTCATAAGCCTCCGTTGCCGTTTCTGCAACTATAGTAACTTGAACACGAGATTCGTCACTTTTTGAATACTCTTTCTTTGTATCGTATGCTACTCTTGAAATTTGATTCAATACAATAGCCGGTAAAGCCGCACCCTCTGGAATCCTTTGAGGATATATATTGGCGGTAATACTTGAATCAGTAGATAGTAAAAAATAAACTGCCTTTATTGGCTTCATGATGGACGCAATTTATCAAATATATGTTTATACTTTGTTACAACTTCCACAATATTCAAATCTTTCTTCTCCCAATCAAAAGTTATAAGATCTTTTGGCTTGATAGGTCTACCCTTTTTACCATGTGGACTTAACATAACTGTTGCCAACCATCTTGTTCGTTCCCACTCATTTCTAAACTGTTGAGTTTGGGCATTCCTTACCCCCTCCAATTTTATTCGGAAATATTCAGGCTGATAGCGTTCTAAATCTTCAGGAGTAAATCCTAATTCACCAAATGCTATCTGTTTAATCTTGAGCCATGTCAATGGCTCGGAAGCATCATCTACTTTTTCTTTGCTTCCCTCTGTTGAAAAAAACCAGTAACAGAATCAGAAAACGCTTGAATAGCTGGTTGTAATTCTTCAAAAGACTCAACCAATTCTGCAATCTCTTCAGATGAATGAAATGGGCTTTTCTTACCTTCTTTTTTTAATCCGGCAGCAATACCATAAAACGCGCAATCTCTTGCAAATTTCATTGATCCACTAATGTCTTGATTAGATTCTAATGCACTAAAATCCATCATTTTGTTAGCTTTCATAACTGACTCCAATGTAAGCATTGAGAAAAACAAAGGATACGTTTTACCGTTAATTTTTATTTCCATATGTCGCAAATATAATATATTTTTGTTTCACATTATTCTTCATGAGGTTTGACAAGCCTAAAAACAAAGAAGCCCCTCCATTTGGAAGGGCTTTTTGCATGAAAACAAATTATCACAAATTATACTGTTCCAACAGTCAATGCACCTGAACCTTGTAAAGAACAAGAGAAAGTTGCTACATCGTTTACTGGAGCATTCCAAGCGAAAGAAGTCATAACCGCACTTCCTGTTAATTTTAAATCACCAGTTTCGTTAGATGTCATAACAACAGTTATAGCATCTCCAGCTATCATGTCATCCAATAAATCTTTTGGAGAAAAATTAGTTGTTGAACCATCTTCTTCAAAAATACCTTCGCAAGACATTGTCCAGTTTGATAGACCAACTAAAAATTCTTTGTAGTTAGAACCATCTTTGTTTGTTGCGTCGATAGTGTCTTTAGTTAATTCAAAATCGGTACTTGTTAAATTCGCGATTTTGGTTAATGTACCGCTTACATCTTTATATAATGCGATAAGCGTTCCGTTTACTAATCCAGTAGTAGCCATATTATATAGTATTTAATTTCTTTTCTACAAGTTTACTCATTGCGTTTATAACATTTGTTACAATTTGATTTCTATTCGCATCCACAGTTGGACGAAACCATGGTGCTGGTGTTAATCGTCCAGTAAACTTACCTTTTTTTGTGTATCTATCAACAGTACCATATTCAAATGCATATCCTAAATTAGCAGCATAACTGCCTGAAGCATAATTTAACCCAACTGCAACCGATAATGGATATTTACCTGGTTTAGATAATACTCCCAAACTTATACGAATAAATGTTGCCGGAGCAGCAGCTCTTAACTGATCATTCAACAAATCAGCAGCCGGAAGCAAAGCCATTTCACGAATTTCATTATTCGTAATCTTACCTTTGAATTTCCTTAAATCAGCAGCTAACTTATTTAAATCACTTCTTTGCATTGTAACTTCTGATACATATGACGGTCTATTTCAGATATACTTATAATATTATAATATATATCACCATGCTTAATTCTATCCTTAACTGTTAAATCAGACATATATCTAACCATCAATATTAAACTTTGTTTATTCTCCCATTGCTCCCCTTGTACGCTCTCTGTGCCACTTCCATAATCAATTCGAGCATATATATCACTCACCTTGCTCCAAGTCTTTGTAGCCTCTCCATAATCGTTCTGTGAGGATGTATATCTCCACACTTCTACAAGCGTATCAAATCTTCCAGCATTCATTATGCAAATGTACTTACTTTGTACTTATCCAATAAAAATTCACTTCCTTTAGGCATCTCTTGAGCATTAACTCCTACCATAATATTCTGTCTGTTATCATAGTATTGAGCAATCATCAGCATACAAGCCATTTTTAATGATGCACTAAAATCTTGTGTGCTGAACCCTTCAGTTACCTCAACAACATACTTGGTTTCAGTTTCAGTTAAATTTGGCGGTAATGAGTTTAAAAACAAATTAATTCCAAAATCTGATAATGGTTCAGGCTCATCAATCCAATCAGTAAACGCCGTTAATACGTTATCTTCATCTACATAATAAACTCCTTCAACATCAATAACCCTTGAAGGTACACGCAAATAATTACCAGTTAATAATGGACTTCCATTTAATGGGTTTACAGTTGCCGGTTGACCGACCAATTCTGCAAATCCATATCTGCATACAGATTCACGCACCTCAAAACCAACATAATGCGATGCCATATCCAAAGCAGCACTAATTAAAGTACTAATATATGTGTCATCAGCAGTTGATGTTACTCTTAAATGCACTTTAGCATCGTCTACAGATATATAATCAGTATCTGCATTAGTGCGCGATATTATACGCTTACCGGTAATCATTTCTTTTTAGGTGTTGTCTTTTTTGCAACTGGCTTTTTTACTTCTTCTGCATAACCATTCTCAACCAAAAAATTGGCTCTTTGATTATCCAAATCAACTTCATCTCCAACAGCATTTACTATATTTAACGCAATCGGATTTTTAATAAATTTGATCTTCATAATTTAGTTCCTATGGGGGACAATCAAGCCCCCACAGGCGCACGATTTATAGACTTCGTGCAGTCTTATTAAGCGTCGATGTCTTTACATACTGCTAACGCTTCAGGCTGAAGCAAGTTAACATCCATGTAAGCATTTAACACCATGTTAGTTAATCCAGCAGTTGCACCGCTAAATGGATCAACAGTTAATTCCATTCCACCCCAAGATGCAATAGCCAACTTACTGAAATCACCATAAATCATAGCAGATAAGTCAGTTCCAGTACCTTTTGAAAGGTTAGAAGGTACGTTAGTAGTAACCGCCATTGGGTAACCGTTTAACTCACCAGCACCTGACTGAAGGATGAAGTTACCTTCAACACCACTTGATTGACGAGCAGTTGTCTGAAGAGCAGCCTTAACTAATGGGTTAGTAAGGTAAGCCTGTCCCATACCATTTGAAGCTTCAACTTCTTTCATCAAATCTACAACAGTCTGCCAAGTGATAGCACCGCCATTTGTTCCGATAGATACTACGTTTACATCTGCATTACCGATGATACCAGTTGGCTCGTTAGTTCCACCACCTTTAATAGCAGCCTTTTCCAATTCTTGTGCCATTGCGTTAGCAAGATAGTTACGAACATAAGCATCAATGCTGTTAGAAGACTGACGCAATAACTGGTTAGAAACTTGGATATAAGCAGCCAATCTCTTTGGAGAAAAGCTAACTTTACCAAATGCTGGACTCTTTTCAGTAGCAGTACCGTTCTCTGTGTTCCATCCAGCAGCTGGTTGAGTAGATGCTTTTGGAAGATCAAGATTTCCAGTCATGTTGTCAAAACGAGTTACACCTAATCCACCTAAAACTGTGTTTGGTAATAACACATCGATAATTCCTCCAACTTCAGTTGCGATATTTACTCCACCTTCAGAACCAGCAGTTCCACCAGTTGCGGTCATGTCACGCTTGAAAGCATCAGAAGGAATAAGAACAGAATGTGCGCTTACGCTAACACCAGCTCTTTGGAACTCATTAGCCGCTTCTTTGTGCATTTCAAACTCAACACCTTCTCTGCGTCCAGTAGTTGCTTGTTCGATAGCTCTCTTGAAAGAATACTTGCTTACAAGTTCTTCTCTTTCAGTTTTGTCGCTTGTAGAAGCAGCTCCATAAACAGGTGCATTTACTACTTTTTCAGCAGCTCTTTTTTGTAACTTCTCAAGTGTTTCAACTTCAGAAGAGATTTCATCCAAACGCGCATCAATTTCGCTGAAGCGTGTTTTTTCTGTGTCACTCATTGAACGCTGCTCAGCGTTAATGCTTGATTGAAGGGCGTTCAAT